GAGGGAAAAAACGATGATCGGCCCATTGTGAGAGTGGAAGAGAATATTGTTGAAATCACATTTCCACAAGAAGGATTAGTTGCCGATACTCCCGCCGGCTTCCTAAAAATTACTTCCTGAAGTGAAAGTGCCACTTTATTGTACTTCAGGAAGACTTTTGAGTTCCAAAATACTATTTAAAGTATGATTGTAGCAGCAATTAAAGCTATTTTTTAGAACGAGGAATCAATAATGTCAGTTAAAAACTTTAAATTTGTATCTCCTGGGGTGTTCATTAACGAAATTGATAATTCGTTTATTCCAAAAACAGCCGATATAATCGGCCCCGTTGTTATTGGGCGCGCCACAAAAGGGCTTGCAATGCAACCTGTTAAAGTGGAATCTTATTCTGATTTTGTAACGATGTTTGGCGATACAGTTCCTGGGCGCCGGGGTACCGATGTGTACCGCGACGGAAATTATCAGTCTCCCATGTATGGAACATATGCTGCAAAGGCTTTCCTTAGATCCAATGTGGCTCCCTTAACTTATATTCGCCTACTTGGTCAAGAGACAGTCGCCGGTAATGCCGCCGAGGACGATTCTGCTGCCGGCTGGAAAACAACCAATGCAGGCCCCAGCGACCTCGCGGACGTGGACACCAATGGTGGTGCTTGGGGATTATTTGTTTTTCCTTCTAAATCGGTTTGTGCTGGTACTGACGGAAAAACGCTCGGAAAGGCCCAGGCGGGTACTGGAGCGCTCGGTGCTATTTTTTATCTAGATGATGCCACGATTAAAATGAGTGGAACTTATTACGCTGGAAGCGGCGGAATTGAAGTAACAGCGGCTGCTAGCCACATGGTTACAACAAACGATACTGGACTTTTTACGGTCATTATTAGCGGTTCGGCTAGAACAGTGACTGCCTCATTTGGGTTTGATGATACAAAAGAAACGTTCATTCGCAAGAAATTCAATACTAATCCACAATTATGTTCTGATCCTGGGACATTCTATGCTAATGCTTCTGCGGAAGATTATTGGCTTGGCGAGACATTCGAACAAGAATTGCGCGACGGCGCCGGTGTTAATCTTGGAGATCTTACAACTAATAGTAATTTAGTTGGTATTGTTCTCGCTTTAGGCCAAAGCGGATCTGGCGGCGTTACTAGCGGCAAGGATCCGTCCCAAATGAAAGGCCAACCTTCTCGCGAGGCTACTGCTGGTTGGTTTATTGGACAAGACCGGGGTGTTTCTAGTTCTTATCACCCAAATGCGATGCCAAAATTATTCCGTCTCTTGGGCCGCGGCCATGGCGAATGGCTGCACAAGAATGTAAAGGTTTCTATCACTCAAATTAGACAATCAACCACTACTGTAACTGATTATGGAACGTTCTCGCTTATTTTAAGAGATCTTCATGATACTGATAATCGAGTTGTTGTTTTAGAAAGATATGATAATCTTACAATGGATCCAACCTCTCCCGATTATGTCGCACGCAGACTTGGTGATCAATACTATACTTGGGATACTGTACAGCGTAGATTAAAGTTATATGGAGATTATCCAAATCGATCTAAATATGTTCGTATCGATATGAATGCAGATGCAGATGCCGGCGCAACAGATCCAACATTATTGCCATTTGGCTATTTTGGTCCTCCCAAAATGAAGACCGTAACAGAGGTTCGTGGATCCGGCTCAGGCGCCGGCGGAACTCCGGCGGAAGGCCCTTCCGGCTCGTTTTTGGTTGGGGGGCTTGATCTTCGACTAATGGGGGGCTCCGAGCGTTTCCTTGGCAATAGTAGCTGGCTGACTGCTTCTTTTGTCTTCCCGTCTGTTAGATTGCGCAATAGTGCTTCTGACGGGGGCTTAAGTGATCCTACAGAAGCTTACTTTGGTATGCAAACAACAAGAATTAGTAGTTCTACAAGAACCGATGCAAGTGTTGCCGATAGCCACAGATTATGGTTTCCAGGTTTTGCCGATGATCCCACCAGCGCAGATCCGGCTCTAGGTATAACCGGCTCTGCTTACGTATTTTCACTTGATGATGTAAGAAGTGGATCCGCCGGCCAGTCCGGGGCCCCAGCAGGATATTATTATGAATCTGGCTCGCGTAATAGCGCCGGCGGCTCAGCGACTAGTGGTTCTTATACAGATCTATTAAATGCCGGCTATGATCGCTTTACGGCGCCATTTTGGGGTGGCTTTGACGGATGGGATATTTTACAGCCCGATCCATTAAGAAATGCAGGTATGACTACCGCCGCTACGGAGAATAATAGCTATGCTTACCACACCTATCGCAGAGCAATTGATACAGTTGCGGATCCTGAGTTTATCGATATGAATATGTTAGTTGCTCCCGGGTTAACAAATGATTCTCTCACAACTCATATGATGAATGTTTGCGAAGAGCGTGGCGATGCCTTGGCATTAATAGATTTAGCAAATGTATACATCCCGGCGCATGAAGCGTATAAGAGCAATAGAAATGACAGAGTTGGTACAACGCCAACTAATGCTGCGAATGCTCTAAAAGATAGAAGAGTTGACTCTTCTTATGGCGCAACTTTCTATCCATGGGTTCAAACCCGTGACGAAATGAGCGGCCAGCTTGTTTGGATCCCGCCAACAGTTGCTATGTTGGGCGTATTGGCCAGTTCTGAGAAAAAATCTCAGCTTTGGTTTGCACCAGCCGGCTTCAATAGAGGTGGATTAACTGATGGTGCTGCTGGAATTCCAGTTGTTAATGTTAGCGAGAGATTAACTTCTAAGGAGCGCGATACGCTTTACGAAGCTAGAATTAATCCGATTGCATCCTTCCCATCTACAGGCATTGTAGTTTTTGGACAGAAAACACTCCAAGAACGTCGTTCGGCTCTTGATAGAATTAATGTCAGAAGGCTTGTCATCTACTTGAAGAAGCAGATTTCAATTCTCTCAACACAGATTTTATTTGATCAGAACGTTCAAAGTACGTGGAATCGATTCATCGGTCTCGTCAAGCCGTTCTTATCTGGTGTGCAAACTCAATTGGGCATTACTGATTATAAATTAATCTTGGATTCATCTACAACAACACCCGATCTGGTTGATCAAAATATTATGTATGCGAAAATTATGATTAAACCAGCCCGGTCGATTGAATTTATTGCAATTGACTTTGTTGTCATGTCAACCGGAGCATCATTTGATGATTAGAAAGAAAGGGACAATTTTTCCCGCCATACTATTTAAAAATAGACTATAGGAGTACCAAACACATGTCATTTTGGACAGAAACAAATCCTGCACAGATTAAAGAACCGAAAAGAAAATTCAGATTTCTGGTGGAGTTCACCAACTGGAAGGGCGACATGGATTCAAGTATTCTTTGGTATGCCAAAACGGCAACAAAGCCGTCCTTTACAATTGAAGTCGGTCAACACAACTATTTGAATTATACATTTAATTATCCTGGTACTGTAAAATGGAACGAAGTTACCATTGATCTTGTTGATCCTGGTCCCACGGTCTCCGGCGGCCCAGATTTGGCGGAAAAGTTATGGCAATTCTTAAGAGGATCAGGGTGGGAAGTTCCCGGCAATCCAAATGGAGGACCGAGTTCCTTCAATACGGTTTCTAAAAATAAAGCCATAAATGGCTTGGGATCGGTTATTATAACACAGATTGATGCCGATGGCGTTCAAAATGAAAAATGGACCATGGTTAATGCTTTTGTTTCAGATGTTAAATTCGGAGAACTGGCGTATGGTGACGATGAATTAACAACATATTCTCTTACCATACAATATGATTGGGCCGAATTATTCGATAACGGCGCGACCGGCACGACAGCAGCCGCCGCCACTTAAAAGATATTAGCTAACAAATAAACGAGGTGTATATTGGCTAGAAATAGAGATCGGACGGGAATGGGTACGAGTACCCCAGAAAACACATCACCCCCTCCGCAAGTAATGACACAAAATCAAGATAATCCGTTTTCTTTTGTGGTACCAACAGAATTTGTTGAACTCCCATCAGGTGGAAGATATTATTCAGAAGGTCATCCCCTTCACGGACAAGAAACAATCGAAATTAAACAAATGACCGCCAAGGAAGAAGATATTCTTACTTCGCGCTCTCTACTTAAAAAAGGCGTTGCATTAGATCGTGTTATTGAGAGTATAATTATAAATAAAAAGATTGATTCTAATTCTCTTTTAGTTGGTGATCGAAATGCAATTGTTATTGCCACGAGAATTTCAGGTTATGGTAGTGAATATATTACACAAGTATCCTGTCCAGGTTGTACGGCAAAACAGGAATATTCCTTTAATTTAGATTCTGCGAAAGTTTATAATGGAGAAGATATTTCAGAATTAGATGTAGAAGTCAATGGCGATGGCACATTTACCGTACAACTTCCAAGAACTGAAATTAATGTAACTTTTAGATTGTTTACCGGCAAAGATGAAAAAACCTTTATTGCTGGAATGGAAGCAGAACGCAAAAACAGACAAGCAACAGAAAAAAATGTAACGAGACAATTATCTACTATGATTGTTGCTGTTAATGGCGACACTTCTTCGCAATCAAAAAAATATTTAGTTGATAATATTCCATCGATAGATTCTCGTCATTTACGTTTGGCTTACCGTCTTGCCGCGCCAAATGTAGATTTAACACAGCATTTTGAATGTAATGAGTGTGATTATGAGCAGGACATGGAGGTGCCGCTCTCAGCGGACTTTTTTTGGCCTGACCGATGAATACATGGAAAACATATATGAGCAATTTTTCTTTCTGAAGTATTCAGGTGGATGGAGTTTTTCGGAAGCTTATAATCTACCTATAGGACTTAGAAAGTGGTTTGTCGAGAGACTCGTTAAACAGCTTGAGATGGAAAGAGAGGCAATAGAAGAAGCTCAAAGGGGCGGTAATTCAAAATCTCAAACCTTAACTCGATATAACCAACCTAAACCGCCTCCAAAATATAAGTAATAAGATAGATAAGACTGCTTCGGCGGTCTTATCTTTTTTTATGGATTACTAATTAGTTTTAGATAAAGAGAGGATTTTGCCTTGGCTGAGAAAACCCTAGCAGATATTAAAGCTGAACTTGATGCGACTATCGATCTAAATAAGCATACCGAGATTTTTAATAAGTTAACTGAAAAACGTCTAGAGCTATTAATAAGGACAGGTGAGCTTACAGAACGTCAGAGAATCACTGGCCAGGTGGTGCTGACCCTGCGCCAAGAAGAACTCGGATATCTCGGAACAGAAAAAGAACGTTTAGAAGAAATTAAAAACCTTACAGACTCGAAATACGCAAGCCAAGTAGCAAGCCAATTACTTAGGGAAAATGATGTCGCTTATAGAGCAGCGGAAATAAGAGACTTAGAAAAGCAACTCGTATTGTCCAAGGGAAGGGCCACAGCGGATCGGGAAGGTCTAGCCAAGAGATTAAGAGACTTAAAGGAACAACAAGGAGCGCAAAGGCTTTTAGATAAAGCCACTCCTGATATTTTTAAAAAAATGGTGGCCGCCCCCAAGGCGACTATGTATGGGTTCGTCCTTGCGACTGCCGGCTCGTTGATCACCAAAATAATCGCATTAGCTAAAAGTTTACATGATACGGAAGCCGCCTTTATGAAGGCAACTGGCGCCAGCAAGGACTTTGCCGGCTCCATCACGAACGTATTTGAAGAAACTCGCAAGTACGGCGCTACAGCACAAGATGTAACTGAAGCAATAACAGCATTACGTGCAGGATTTACAGATTTTACTTTTGCCTCAAAGCAACAAAGAGAGTCATTAACTGATACTGGCGTTGTTTTGGGAAGAATGGGCATTAGTCATCAAGACTTTGCCAAAGGTATTCAGATTTCAACAAAAGCACTTGGTATGTCTGGAGAGGCTGCTGGCAAGGAAATGCTTAACATGCAGAAATTTGCAGAGAATTTGGGCGTATCGCATGTGGATTTGGCAAACCAATTTGCTGGAGCCGGGAATATGATGGCAAAAATGGGAGATCGGGGTGTTGAAGCATTTAAAGATTTGGCAATTGCCTCTAAGTTTTCTGGCATGGAAATGCAGAAGATTCTCACGCTTACGGATAAATTTGACACATTTGAGGGCGCCGCCACGATGGCAGGTAAATTAAATGCGGCTATGGGCGGTAATTTTGTTAATGCAATGGAAATGATGATGGCCACAGAACCTGCCGAACGTTTTGGGATGATTAGAGATTCTCTCGCGAATGCGGGCCTAGAATTTGATAATATGTCTTATTATCAGAAGAAATTCTTTGCAGAATCAATGGGCTTATCTGATGTTAGCGAACTCGCGTTAATAATGAGCGGCAATATAGGTCTTGTAGAAGAATCAGTAAATAAAAGCTCACAAAGTTATGAAGACGCCGCCAAGAGAGCACAAACAATGGCAAGTTTCCAAGAAAAACTTAATATGGTATTTATGCAATTAATACCTGTTATGACTGAAGTTATGGAGGGT